TAGCGGCTTGCGGTTTATTTGGGAAAATAACCGCAAACGGTCAACTCGAATTACACATAATGTTGCATAGACTAATATGCAACATTAAGAGTTTATAATTAACGTCCAAGAAAGTGGTCGGTAAGCATCCCTGCCGTACCTATGGGGCGAAACATGATGGAGATGCTGCAACCCCACAGATCACCGTTAAGGCGGCTAAAGCCGTCCCGTAAGGGTGAGCCGGTGTGGGGCCAAGTGAGCGAGCAGACCTGCAACTGCTATATTTAAAATTAAAGGCGGCTTTCATTTTTCAACACAACCCTGAAAGGGAACACAATATCATGACAGAACTGAAAAGCAAAACGTGGGAATTCTTTGCAGAGGAAACATGGTTTCCTTTGGACAAGGACGATTTCCAAGACGTTAACAAGGCAGGTATGCCTATCCGGGTAAAGCACCCGTCAGGCGCTTGGCATGTGGTTAAAAATGCTGAAGCATTTGAGGCTGCTGAACCGGCCTAATTTCACACCACCTAATAACGCCCTGTAGTAGAGTATCTTACGATACTACAGGGTGTTATTAGTAAGGTAAGGGGCCATCTGGAGTTCAAGACATGAGCTAGGATTAAGGTAAACTTAATCACTGTTTGGCCCCTTACCTAAGGTAAGGACGATAGAACATGTGCAAGAATGACACTGAAAATATTATATTTGGTGGTGATCCACCACTAACCGAAACCCAGGAAATTTTGTGCCTTATGGATCTACCTATAATGAGGCGTGATACATCCAAGCCTGAGAATGTCCGGTGGTTGCTGCGAAACCTAGCATCAAGGAATGCAGACAACCCTGATTTTAATAGAATAATTGAACTATTAAAGGCTAAAAGCCATGAGTAGCGTTCACATATCCAACATGACGGGCAAGCTGGAGGGCTTCAAGGCTATCAGCACAAACACCACCACCAATTCATTTTGTATTAAAATGAATAGTGCAAACAAGGAAACAATCTGCTCGCATTGTTATAGTCATACAATGCTCAACGGGTATCGCAAGAATATGGCCCCGGCATTGCAACGCAATACCGATTTGCTGTCAACTCGTCCACTAAAGGACGAGGAAATACCTACTATATTACAGGCGTTCATGAGGTTTAATGCTCACGGTGAATTGATAAATGAAATGCATCTCAGCAACCTTATAACTATTGTTATAAACAATCCACATTGCAGCTTTGCCTTGTGGTCTAAGCGCAAAGATATAATAAGAAAATACTTCAACCGACACCCTACTAAACCGGCCAACCTAATTCTAATCTATTCCAATCCTACGATTGGAAAGATAATGGAACAACCACCGCAATACTTTGACAGAACCTTTAACAATGTTCCAGAGGAACAAGACGTTGATAGACAGAATTGTACCGGACAGAAATGTAAGGACTGTCTATTATGTTATATACCTGACAATGGTGTACACGTTATCGTTGAAAAAGTAAAATCCTACGGAAGGAAAAAGTAAAATGTCAGATGTGAATGTGAATATCCACAAGGTAGAGAAAATTACCCTGAAGGGTAAATTAATTCCTAATGGCTGCGATGACGAGACTTTTAAGGTCTTAGATCTAACAGTTCATAGGAAGAACGGCCAAGATGATACGATCAGCTTGTTCTGTAAACAAGATGTAGAAGTGAGCATCTTTGAACCCGATAATTCGGAGGAGCTTCAACTTCAGTCCCTACGAAGAACAACTAATGGAATAGAAAACGAAATTATAATTCCTTGGGGAAGGAATTAGGTATTGACTTAGGCTATAAAATAATATATAGTCTATTTTAAATGAAGGGACACAACATCATGAGCAACCATTACAATGTACAGATAATTGAAAATCTGTACTATAAGTATCTTGAAAAAGGCTACCCTGACAACGTAGCTGAAGACTTTGCGACTGAAGAGTTTTATAATCTACCTGAACCCGATATTGAATGGGAGATGGAAGAGTCAGTAATTGACTTACGTTTAACTGACAGCCCTGATTTTAGGGTTGATGAAAGGAGAACTAACTAATGCATGAACCCTATGACCACAGTAAACATCTTAGCTTTGAAGCGACAAGGCCAGCCTGTTTTGAAGTAATAGAATTACCTGCGCTATACCGTCCTGACTTTGCAGAAGATCAATGGGGCTTGCCTGTTAAGGCAGTGCCAGATAAAAAGGTACTATGCCGTGTAGATCAAGAGACTGGAGATTTATCCTACCTGTCAACAGTAGGTGATAAGTATAAGGTGATACCTAATGCTGACATATTACAAACCGTAGAGGCGAGAATGATAGAGCATTTTGGTCCTGAATATTTCAATGGTGATGAAGAGAACTCAGTAAAAATAAAAGTAACGCTTGCCAAGAATGGAGCGCATACTTTTGTGGAATATACCTTTCCACAACTTGCAGTTGAAATCGAAACTACCAACGGACATAGAACAAAGCTATTATATAGACAGATATATAAGAATACTTTTGACGGGTCATCTGCCCTTACTATGTACGTTGGCAATATAGATAATTTTTGCTGGAACGGACAGATCAGTGGTGAATACAGTCTAATAAAAGAATCCCACAGGGGTCATCTAAATATTGTCAACTTTGCGGACACGTTTAGGACTACGATGGATAATTACAAGGAAACATCTGGGGTATATCGTAAGATGGCACAAGCTAAAGTAAAAGAGGGTGTTGCAGTGAATATCTTTGACAGGATTGTTTACGGGAATGATCGTAACAAATGGCCTGAACAGACCCGCCTTTCAGATCACTTGCGCTCTCTGTACCTGGATGAGCGGGAAACAAGGGGTTGGAATATATACTCTATGATGTCAGCCATGACACGCTATGCGAAGGACGGTACGGGAAGAGGGGCTGGTCAAAATTCTGTTGCAGCTAAAAGGTATTCCCGTGAACAGCGTGTGAACAAGTGGATGAGAAGCGAGCCTTGGGTTGAGTTGTGTGCAGGTCATGGTATAGACCTCAAGGTTGCAGCTTAACTGTATAGGTATCTATTGGGTAGTGTGTGTCAGTAGCGACACATACTACCCCCCAATGGGGTAATTAATATGATATATACTAAGTTTGAACAAGAGATATTTAATCGATCACTTAAGAATTATAAAAATAAACATGGTGATCATCCAGGCGGACAAGATTGGGCCGCTGGTAGATCTGATATTTTCTACAAAACTGAGACATATAAGACAGATATGTGGGATGAGTTCTGGGATAGGTATTTAAACAGTAAAGAAGAATTATTATGAAACGATTAAAAACAATATTACAAGTTATGTTTGATACCAACCATGTACAACTATGGCTCCTGTTTCTAATATGTATTGTTATAGTTATCTTGAATTTAATATAGAAGGAAATAAAATATGAGAGATAGAAAGATAACAGCAATACACCACATAACAATAAATTCTAACGACCTTGAATTAACAGACAGATTTTATACTAAAGTTATGGGGTTTGAAAAAACAAAAGGACCACCACTTAACTTAGATGGAAGTTGGTATGTTATGGAGAATGGTCAACAACTACATGTGATTGAAGACAGATGGTATATACCTGACTTTGAAGATATATATCCGGTGGATCATATTGCCTTTGAAGCAGAAGGGTACGGTGAAATGCTAAACCATCTAAGAAATTATCATGTTGAGTTTACTTTTGAAGAGAGAAAGAATAAACAAATGCAAATATTTTTCCATGATCCTAATGGAGTTAAAATAGAATTGAATTATAAAAAGTCATCGGAGTGGACATGAGTTGGGTCATTGACTTGCTTCAGGAAAATTATGGCTGGAAGAAATACCTTCATAGATTTAAAACTGAAGAAGAGGCAGAAGCAGCAGCATTAAATTTATTTAACTTACGATATAGTATAAAGAATTACAAAGTGCGTGAGCTAACCCCTGAACAGGAGGAAAACTATGAACAACGTAATTTCATTACAGGATAAGATGACCCTTGAACAGCAGGTTGAAAGGGATATGAGAATGTATAACTATAATCCCAATGACCCAGATGATGTCGATGAATATTGGGAAGACCTGTGGTGTGAGAATGATCTCGATGAAGATGAAGAACTAAACTTAGAATTAAGTTTAGGTGGTAAAAGATTCAATATCAAGCTAAGTATGTGCGAGGATTAAACCATGACTATTGAAACACTAAGCAGAATTAATGCCGTGTTAACTGGAGCTGGACAACGCATGGATAAGTTATGCTCTGACTGTGACGGTGAAGGACAGATAGAATATGAAAGGACTATCGGTGGTATTGACGATGGCGGTAGTCCTTGGCAAGGATATGAGCCATACTTTGCATCGTGTGATACATGTGGGGGTTGGGGTCGTGTAGATATAGATGATCCTTTGGAGGATTAGAGATGATTGTTCAATTCAGAAACCATTATAAATGTGACCAGTGCAGACAGCGATGGGTAGCTGATTCTGAAAGTCAACCGGATGACCGATGTCCCCAGTGCGACACTTCTATCTCTCCTCACATGTCGGAGAACATATTGGAACTTTATAAGACATGAAAGATAAACAAATGTTAGAGGATAAAATTATACAACAATTAAAAACAGTCTTTGATCCTGAAATGCCTGTCAACATTTATGATTTAGGATTAATATATGATATCTCTTTTGAAGCTGCTAACACTTGGAACCCTCTTAACAAATCTACCAGAAAGAAATGTAAAATTCTTATGACCCTTACCAGCGCATGGTGTCCTGAAGCACAAAGCATACCTATATGGGTGAGAGATGCGGCATTAAACGTGGAACAGGTTGTAGGTTGTGAGGTCGAGGTTACGTTTGATCCACCGTGGAGCCAGGATTGTATGTCTGAACTTGCTAAACTTGAAATAGGATTAATATGAACTGACCCCTCTCGTAGCTCAATGGATAGAGCGACAGCCTTCTAAGCTGTAGGTTCTGGGTTCGAATCCTAGCGAGAGGACCACCCCTAAAATAAAGAGGACTAAACTCATGAAGAAACGTCTAAAAAAAAACATGGCAATCCTATTGCAAAAGCCTTGAACAGTGTGAACAAACCTGTTACAATAATAGATAAGAAAAAAGAAATAAACAAACTAAAATGTAGAGGAAAGGTTATTGAAAATGAAAAGACCAACAACACCACCACATTACACTAACTATTCAGAGATAGATAAGATCACTAAAGATTATCTGTTGTCAGTAGCTCTCTTTGCAGAGTTCATTGAAGACATTCCACTATCTGAAATTAATATATACTTGGAAGGTCTTGAAGATTTCTATTCAGGAGAAGAGGTAAGTCATGTCAGTAGTTAACTTTAGTGTGTCTACTAGTGAAGGACCAACCCTGTTTGTAGAGGCTCATGGTTGTGTCTATCAACCTGAAAAATTTACAGATTGTATAACTGAAATTTCTACATTTTATATAAGTTATGAAGATGAGGAAGATTCAGAATGGTTAGAGGTGGATGAAAATTTTCTGATTGGAAACTTAGGAGAAGAACCTTTTCTACATTTAATTACTCAAATTGAACAATCTTTTTTAGAAGATTATTATAATGATAATAAGGATGAGGTGAATTATGAAAGACCCAATTAGTTCAGAAGCTTTAATAGAATATATTCACAGCCTCATGGAGAAAGGAAAAAAGTCTCGGGTAAAGGGGTGGTCAATGAAAGATATCTTAGAAGATGTCTATGAAAGCTGGGGTCAGGGAGCATGGGACTTCACATTTAAATATATTAAAGAAGATTATTGTGGTATAAAGGAAAACAAATGACGGAATGGAAGGAAATTAATACAGATATTGATGTTTTGAAACTTGATAATAGAGAATTAACTAAGGAGTTATACTCATCCTATAAAAAAATTCTTGATCTGAATAAACAAGTAGAATACTTAACAAGTAAAATTGAAACAATGGAAACACAACTGGAATTACTTTCAAGGGATAAATTAAAATGAGAATATTAGTCATACTTGCATGTATTTTAACCACCTCATTCTATTTCTTATCTACTATAAACGCCAGACAAATTAATGACTGGGAAGATTGGAGTGATAATAACCGTTTACCTCTTGTAAAATATTTAGAACAGCAAGAAAATTTAGAAGATCTTAATGAACAAGAAAAGTGTTTAGCTGAAGCTATATATTTTGAGTCGAGAGGTGAACCCTTCTTGGGTCAGGTAGCAGTTGGAGTTGTAATTATACAAAGGGTTAATTCTCCCAAATTTCCTAACAATATATGTGATGTTGTACATGAGGGAAAACATTGGAAGGAAAATCCAGTAAGAAATAAATGTTCTTTTTCTTATTACTGTGATGGAAAATCTGAAACTATTTATAATGAAAAAGAATATCTTAAAGTGATGAATGCGGCAACCCTAGTCCTAAGTGGAATTGTTGTTGACAATATGGAAGATGTCGTGTATTATCACGCAACATATGTTAATCCTAGTTGGGCATCAAGGATGATATTCGTATTTCAAATAGGAAAACATAAGTTCTATAAATAGAGGAAACAAATTAGTGATTGTCAAAAAAGATTTATTTAAAAATTCACTTGTAGATTCAATTAAAACTGTACTCAAAGAACATGATGGAGAACTACCTGAAAAAGAAGTTTGTAAAATTCTTGGAATTACTTCTTTAGATATTCCTTGGGGTTACAACATAGGCTGGGCGAAATGTCTTCAGATAAATCAAGAATTTAATTTGATCCTGTCGAAGAGGAATGATAATGAGAACCAAACATAAAGATCCTGAAAAAATATATAAGGAATTGTTAGCTCGATATCAACAAGAAGGATACACTACCAAACAAGCAAGGAAGTTTGCTACTCAAGACACACAAGAAGTTTTAATGGATCGTGATCTTATTCTACTAAAGGATAAGCCTTTTAATAAAAGGTCTGACAAATGACGTTGAAACTTGTATGTAAGTTTAAAAATAAGAGAACCATAATTAAATCTTTCAGTACAAAACTACAAGCCCAGAGAGAGATTGACAATAGGCGTGGCTTAATGTATACTGTTAATGTTCTGCCTGAAATATATTCAATTGAAAGGACAAGAAGGAAATGACGCAAGGAACCTTTATTAAACACTTGCCATGTGGGACTTGTGGTTCAAGTGATGCCAACGCCTTGTACGAAGACGGCAATCAGTACTGTCATAAATGTGAAACATTCATACCATACTTTCTTACAGGAGGAAACATGAAACCAAACACAGTTCAAAGAGCGCCTATTCAAGGTGTAATTAATAATGTATTTTCAACTGGAGAATATATGGCACTAAAAGGAAGGGCGATTACAGAAGAAACTTGTAAGAAGTTTAGTGTTAAGGTAAACCAAACAACAAACAAACATATTTATCCTTACTTTGATCAGGATAAAAACCATATAGGAAACAAGATACGAGAAGTTGCAACTAAGAAATTCATGGTTGAGGGTGATACCAAGAATGCTACCTTGTTTGGTCAGAATTTATTTTCTCCAAAGGGTAAGTATATTACTATAACTGAAGGAGAAATAGATGCACTATCAACCTTTCAAATGTTTGGTTCCAAATGGCCTGTAGTTTCAGTAAAGCATGGAGCAGCCAGCGCACATAGGGATTGTCAAAATAGTCTTGAGTATCTTAATTCATTTGACAATGTAATCTTATGTTTTGATAACGATGCTCAAGGAAAAAAAGCAGCGGATAAGGTAGCAACATTATTTGAACCTCATAAATGTAAAATTGTAGAGCTTGATTATAAGGATGCCAATGAATACCTTGTGGCAGGACAGTCCCAGGCTTTTGTTAACAAGTGGTGGAACGCTATACCGTACACACCAGCAGGTATTAAGAACCTAAAAGATTTAGGAGAAGATTTATACAAGGATGACTTCTGTGAAACAGTGGCCTATCCTTGGGTAGGTATGAATGAGAAGCTGTACGGTATGAGGACAGGTGAGCTTGTTACCTTCACATCAGGTGCAGGAATGGGGAAGTCAAGTATCCTGCGTGAGCTAATGCATTTTATTCTTAACCATACCACTGACAAGATAGGTGTGTTAGCCTTGGAGGAATCAATTCGTAACACGGCATTTAATATAATGTCAGTTGAAGCAGATGCAAGAATATATATAAAAGAAATAAGAGATACCTTTTCAAGGGAACAACTAAAGGGATGGGAAGAAAAGACTATTGGTACTGGAAGGTTTGAAGCTTTTGATCATTTCGGTTCCATATCTAATGATGAAATCATGAACCGCATTAGATTTATGGCAAAGGCTCTCGATTGTAAGTGGATATTCCTTGACCATCTATCCATCCTTGTTTCAGGACAGGAAGATGTAGGAGATGAACGTAGGAATATTGATATCTTAATGACAAAACTGCGTTCATTAGTAGAGGAAACACAAATTGGATTGTTGT